TAATGCCGCAACGGATAATCAAGCAAATTATTATGCAAACATTGACGGTCAAATTGCATCAATTGTTAATCCACCAGTAAGCCCAACATCACAAGCATTGCCTTGGGCAACAGCGTAAACGATGGACATACAACTAATTATCAACTCCATACTGCCGATTATTTGTGTGTGCATCGGTTGGTTCTGTAAGGAGCTATGGACGGCGGTACAGGTTCTTAAGGACGAATTGCACGACCTACGAACCCACGTCGCCGAAAATTATATCCACAAGGAGGACTTCTCCAATCGCTGGGAGGAAGTTCTAAAGGCCATCCACCGCATTGAGGACAAACTCGACGCGTTAAAGGAAAAACAATGACATGCCCAACCCTATTGCTGAAGGCGCAAAATCTCTTTCTGAGAGCCTTAACCAAACCCGTGAGGCTGGTAAGAGCCTTACTAAGTCGATAGAGGACATCCAACACGACGGCGCGGAGGTAGCGCACGAGCAGCTACGGGCACGTAAACGCCAACAAGCCGTTGAGGAAGCCCGGGAGAACTCCTTAATCTACCGCGCCATTGATGAGTACGAGGCGCAAAAAGCCGTCATCACCGCCGAGAACCAAGCCGAGAAAGAATTTAAAGCAAAGTACGGCGCTAAGGAGTGGGCCAAGGTGCTGGAGCTACGCGCCGTAGTGGAAAAAGAACAAAAAGAAAACAAAACCTATTACGGCCACCGGCTTAGCGACGTGCGACGCGTGCAGTTTTTATGCTTTTTTGCCGCCGCCGTGGTGACCTATTTTTTATGGAAGTACCAATTGGTATGAGCTGGGTAAAGTATTGGTTTGTTATATTTCTTGTTGAGCTGTTTCTGTGGGCATATATTATTTATTTGCATTTCGAAATTAAAGAACTTGAGAGAATGAGAAAGCCAAAATTTACTAAGCAACACAAAGTAATTATCCGAACCAAAAAGGACATCGTCCGTGGATGACGAAATATTTAAGTGGTGGAGCGTGTTTGCCTTCACCGTTATTGTAATCATGCTTTTAATAAAAGGATAACATGGACTGGTTAACGACACTAGCAAAACTTGCCCCCACGGTGGCATCCGCACTAGGAACCCCCGTCGCCGGCATGGCCGTTGCCGCCCTCGAATCGGCGTTAGGTATTACGGGCGCCTCGGACATTCAAAAAACCATTGAGCAGGGCCAGCTCACCAGCGATCAGGTGGCCTCCATTCAGCAAGCAGAAATTGCCCTAAAAGCCAAAGCGCAAGAATTAGGGCTGAACTTTGAGCAACTTGCCGTGGACGACCGTAAATCGGCACGCGACATGCAAACAACGACCAGATCGTCGATCCCCGGCACCTTAGCGATTGGCGTGACGCTCGGGTTTTTTGGCATACTAGTCGGGCTCATGACCGATAACGTCACCAAGTCAGACGCGCTGCTGCTTATGTTAGGCTCCTTGGGAACTGCCTGGACAGCAATTGTGTCTTTTTACTTTGGCTCCAGCGCAAGCGACCAGGACAAGGACCACATGATTCACAACTCAACACCAATTAAATAATCTTTTTTGTATTAATATAGGGCAATACAAAAAGGAGTAAAAATGAAAAAAATTATTATTGTGGTGTGCTTAACGTTAATAAGCGCGTGTTTTATTCAGCAGTTCAGAGAGGAAACAATAAGGAAAATTATGGCGATTACAGAGTCAACCCTCAACACAATTATTGGGTTTGAAGGAAAACGCAACAAGGCGTATCAGGACACTAAGGGCCTGTGGACGATTGGTGTGGGACACCTTATTAAATCTGATGAGCAGCACCTGATAAACACTGTGCTAACCGACGAGCAGGTCCACGAGATCCTTAAACACGATTTAAACTGGTGTGACGAGGCCGTAACGACTTCGGTGAGGGTACCCCTTAACCAGAACCAATACGACGCCTTATACAGCCTCTGCTTCAATATTGGGGCATCTGCCTTTAAGGGCTCCACCGTGGTAAAAAAACTTAACGCCGGCGACTACGCAGGCGCGGCCGACGCCATCCTAATGTGGAATAAACCGGCGGTTCTGGCGCCCCGCAGACAAAAAGAAAGAACGTTGTTTTTAACCGCGGTTCAGGGCGAAAACACGTAGTTTTTTGTATTAATAGATATAAGACCTGATCAGTCCATTTAACAATTTAACTCGAGGATACCCCATGGAAGGCTTTTCAAAATTACCAAAGATGAAGTCAGAGATTGACTGCTACAAGGAAGGCGGCCACGTTGGCGCCAAAAACGTCATGAAACGCGGCAAAGGCGCCCACGAAGGCGAGTCCAAGGACATCGCGCAAGATAAGGCAATGATTAAGAAGGCTTTCAAGCAACACGACGAGGCGGAGCACGACAAGGAGCCAACCGAGATCAAGCTGCGCAAAGGTGGCCGCGCCAAAAAAGAAAAAGGCAGCGTGCGTAAAATGAAGGACGGCGGCGGTGTGTACGGCGCCAAGAAAACTGACGCTGACCTGGACAGCATCAAAAAGGTAAAGGAAACAAAACCTAAAAAAGCCGCGGCGGAATCTGAGGCCAAGAAACGCCCGAACCTAAAGGGCTCCGACGTAGAAAAAGAAAAGTCAAAGCCCGCCGGTGAGAGGGACCGCATCGAAAAGGTCAAACCAACCGGCGACAAAAAAGCCGACGCGCCGTCCAAGGCCAAGGCTAAGCCGGCACGTAAGGGCCCCGACGCAATTGACGACATCGACGGCTACGCCCCTGGCGGTAACGTATTAATGAATCCCGACAACTCCCCGATGCCGCAAGCTGCGCAGAACCCAATGATGCAAAGCGCCTTAGCGGCTAAGCGCCGCCGCCAGTTAATGATGGCCGCGCAGAACGCAGCGGGCGCCGGTCAGGCACCGCAGGCACCGCAGGCACCGCAGGCACCACAGCCCGACCAAATGGCACAGCAGCAGGCCCCGATGCCACAGGCCCCGATGGCACAGGCACCAACCCCTGGCATGGCCAACGGCGGCTAGGTTCATCATCACCACTACTACATCGGTGGTGGCGTTAACGACATGCCTTAAGGAGGCAACATGCCCATTAAATCAAAGGCCCAGCAAGGGGCCATGTACGCGGCGGCTGAGGGTAAGAGCACCATCGGCATTCCTAAAAAAGTTGGTAAGGAGTTTGTAAAGGCCGGCATGGAAAAGAAAAATTTACCCAACAAGGTACCTAAAAAAACCGCCGGCCGAGGACGTTAACCCATGACCTACAGCAACACCGTTGGCAAGACCCAGGTTAACGTTGCCCAGATGATTGAGTACGCCTTTCGTGAGGCGGGAAAAACCGCCGAGGAGCAAACACCGGAGTACATCAACGCCGCTAAGCAGGCGTTGTTTTATATTCTGCAGTCGCTGTCTAACCGCGGCGTTGACCTCTGGGCCGTAAACACCATCATGGTGGGCGCCCTGCAAGCGCAGACCGTAATTGACATGCCCGCCGGCACGGTGGAGGTCCTAGAGGCAAACTGGCGGTACATACAAACACCGCAGGCCTCTGGCTACCTACCGACGGACAACGTAACGTCACCGGCGGCGTTTGATTACAGCTTAGCAACCCACGCCACCTCGACGGTGGGCGAAAACTGGTTCGGCGCCTACTTTCAAGGCGGCCAGATCATAACACAGGTTGGCTTCAACGCCTACGTCGTTGGCGGTGGCACAACCACGTACAACTTCGTGTACGAGACCAGCACGGACGGGATTAACTGGACAACGGCGCAGACACTGCCCGCGACAACGCTTTCCGATAAGGGCTGGGCGTATTTTCAGATTGACCTAACACCGTCGCAAACTTACGTGCGCTTGCGCGAGACTGTTAACCCAACCTTCTCCGTGCGTCAAATTGCCTTCTCTTATGTGCAACAGGACATTCCGCTAGCAAGGCTTAACCGCGACACTTACTTCGCCTTACCAAACAAACAATTTCAAAGCCAGCGCTCCTTACAGTACTGGTACAACAAAGGCGTCACGCAAAGCCTTAACCTCTGGCCAATCCCCAACAACGACTTTCAGTGCTTCCAGTTTGTTTTAGAAACGCAGCTACAAGACGTTGGCGCGTTGGGTAACCAGTTGTACGTTCCAAACCGTTGGATGAACGGCATCCAGTCAATGCTGTCACACCGAATGGCGATGCAGTTGCCGGGTGTTGACCTGCAACGCATTACCTACCTGGACCAAATGGCGCAACGTAACTTGCTTGACGCGGAGAACTCCGAGGAGGACAAGGCACCAATTTACTTCCAACCCAACATTTCATATTACACGAGATAATCATGACCGTCCCAGTGATGACCTACAACAGCCTTGTCGCCGACGTCATAAATTACATGGAGCGCGACGACGCCCAGTTTGTGGCGCAGATTCCGTCGTTGATTTACTTAGCGGAGCAATCACTTGCCGCGGAGATCAAGACACTGCAGCAACTTACCGTTGTTGAGGTTACGCTTAACGTTGGGCAGTACATTCTTCAAAAACCAGCGCGTTGGAAAAAGACTGTGTCCATCAAATCTAACGGCGAGCCAATCGTGAAGCGTTCGCAGGACTACCTAGCGCAGATGATTAATGAGGAGCTTAACACTGGCCAAATTTTATATTACGCGGAGTACGACTACGATAACTTCATGTTTGCCCCCGTGCCGGCGGCTCAAACCAACATTGAACTAATTTACTACGGGCTGGTGCAGCCCCTGGACGCAAACAACCAAGAGAACTTAATTACTCGGGAGATACCCCAAGCGCTGCTGTACGGAACGCTTTTGCAGGCGCAGGGGTACCTAAAGGCGCTTGACAAGTTACCTGTGTGGAAGCAGTACTACACTGACGCCATCGCAGCAATTAAAGGTGAGGACAGGTCGCGATCCGTTGACCGAAACACCGCCGTAATGGAACCATAAAATGACAACAAACACATACACCTCCCCATTCACTGGCGACGTTGTTCTTCCAACGGACGTTAGCTTTCAGAACCTTTCACTCAGCGCTAACTCGGCACTGGCGTGGCCGTCGTATGTGCCACCTAACTCCAGCTACATCCCGGCGTCGCGCATCATTAACGTCACCCCGACAGCCGCGGGGTTCTCACTGGCGTTACCGCCGGGTTCGCAGGGATCCGTTGGCACGGACATTTTATTTGTTAACAAGGGAACCTACTCCTTTAACGTCACCTACTCCGATGGCTCAAACTCAGCGGGTATCGCCGCGGGTCAGGCGCAGTATTATTATTTAATTAACAACGCAACGGACCCGGGCACCTGGAATAACTTTGCCTACGGCGTTGGGTCGGCGTCGTTAAATGTTAACCAAATTGGTGGCGCGGGTCTTTCCACATATAACGGCCAACTGGTTACCTCTAACCTGGTGTCGGAAATATCCGCGGTGCCAAGCCTAGGCCAAAACAATTTAGCAACCGCTTATGTGTGGACCGGTGGTATCAACACCATCCCACTACCGGCCTCCGCGAACCTTAACTATGGCTGGTTTATTTTATTTAGAAACAACGGAACCGGCGCGGTTACCTTCACGCCGCAAGGTGTTAACCAAGTTAACGGCGGAAGCTCGGTAATTTTTAACCCTGGTGATTCGGGCACTATTATATTTAACAAGTCCGACGGAAACTTTTTTACCGTTGGGTTGTCCAACCCATCCAACGTTAACTTTACGTCAGCTACTTACGACGTGGACAGTATCATTGGTAGCACATACAGCTTAGTTAACTACGCGCCAACAATTCAAACCTACGTCGCCAACTCCGGTACACGCTCCAGTAATTTATTGGTAACACTACCCGCCACAACGAATCTATACGTGTTGGTAAACAACACCAACCAAAACGTGTACACGCTATCATTCCAAATTACGGGGTCATCGCAAACCCCGTTACCGATTGGCTCCGGCTCAACGGCGCTGGTGCTTAGCGACGGCAATCAGTTGTACTTACTGACACAGGTTGGGTCAGGAACCTTTTTTGCAAATAGTGGATCCGCCACGGCGCCGTCGTTTGCTTTTACAAGCGACCTAACAACGGGTATGTACCTGGTCTCAACCGGCCAGTTAGGGCTAACAGCAAACGGTCAACGAATGATGTTGTTTAATAACAGCTCGGTTGGTAACCCATTGATTACCACACCCGCAAACTTTACGGCAACGGGTGGGATTAACGGCGGGTCATTCTAATGGCCGACCAACAGGACAACAGCCAGTTCTCGCAAATTTATACGTTGGTGTCCCAGGCGGGCATTAAACGTGACGGGACAACGTTTGAGTCTGTTGAGTTCACCGATGGCGTCTGGACAAGGTTTCAGCGAATGGTTCCCAAAAAAATGGGCGGCTACCGTCAAATGTTTAAGGAGCCTAACGGCGTACCGCGTGGGTTGATTCTAAACGCCTACAACGGCGTTAACTACATGTTCCTTGGGTACAACAACGGCTTAGACGTGTTCACCACTGGCACCTCACTTGGTCAGGGATCCGGACCCTACGCAGCCACGCTCACTAACTTCACACCTGATAACCGCAATCTGTGGCAATTTGACATGCAGTACAGCCCCCAGGGCGGCAACCTTGAGGTGCTGGCGCATCCCGGCGTTAACCTCATCAACATCGATAACTCCATTAAGACACCGGTATTGGTTGGTAACTTACTGCCAACCTCAGGCGCGTGGAGCTTCTCACAACTGGCGGACACTAGCGGGTCAACCCCAACCAACCAGCCCATCTCAGTCGACGGCGGGGTATGCGTGCTGTACCCATTTATTTTTGTGTATGGCTCAAATGGTTTCATTGCCAATAACAACGTCAACTCAACCTACGCCAACCAGGTGCTAACGGATTGGAACGGCCCACTGGCCAACCAAGTTAACATGGCCGCCGGAAAAATTGTCAAGGGCGTGCCGATTCGTGGCGGGTCCTACTCACCGTCAGGCTTGTTCTGGGCCACGGACAGTTTAATTCGTGTGTCCTTCACGGGGTCCACCCCGTATTGGAAGTACGATATTATCTCCAGTCAAATATCCATTCTGTCCTCCAGCAGCGTTGTGGAAATGGACGGCGTCTACTTCTGGGCGGGAACGGACCGCTTCTATTTATACAACGGCGCGGTTCAGGTTTTACCAAACGACAAAAACATTAACTGGTTCTACGACAACCTTAACTTTCAGCAACGTCAAAAAGTGTGGGCCACCAAGGTGCCGCGATTTAATGAGATCTGGTTCTTTTACCCACGCGGCACGGCAACGGAGTGCAACGACGCAATTATTTATAATGTCAAGGACAAAATCTGGTACGACGCCGGTCAAGCGATTGGTGCGCAACGGTCCTGTGGTTACACCACCGAGGTTTTCCCGTCACCGGTGTGGTGTGGCAACACCTACTCGGCGGTGTACAGCACGTTACGAAGCGTTATTGCCAAACCAACAGGCTCAAATAGCTCAACCTTTACCGCGTCAATTAGCGGCACCACGCTGACCGTTACCGGGTCACCAACCGGCGCGGTGCTTGTTGGTATGGTAATCACCGGCGCCGGGGTAACCACGGGCACCACTATTCTATCCCGTGGCACCGGCACCGGCGGCGCGGGTACGTACACAGTCAGCGTTTCCCAAACCGTTGCCAGCGAGTCAATGTCTGGGTTGCTTACCATGCCAACCCCTGGTACAAACCAGTTCTACGTAGCCGGTGACCAAACCGCAACCTTTGACCCCGGCACACGGTTTGTGTTTAATAAATCAAACAGCTCCCCGTTTTACACGGTGGCATCTGGAATTTTTTATTTTAACTCATTAACCGAGTCGTTAGGTGGCGTGACACTGGTAACCGCAACGTCAATAAACTTTGGCACCTTAACCGTGCTGCCCGGGCAGTCCGTGTTTACAACCAACAACGGCTACTCGGTGTGGCAGCAAGAGTTTGGTCAAAACGTTATTGGTGACAACGGCGAGGAAGCCGTTTACGCCTCCGTAACCACGTGCGATGTTAGCTGGGTCGGCGGGACCCCAAGCGCCAAAAGCGCCGTTTCAATCAACCGACGTTTGCACTTACGACGCGTTGAGCCGGACTTTGTGCAAAGCGGCAATATGGACATGAACGTTATTGGTCGCAAGTTTGCGCGTGGTGACGTGGAGATCTCCGGGCCGTACACATTTACACCAACGGACGGTAAGATTGACCTTCGCGTTGAGTACCGCGAAGCCAAGCTGCAGTTTGAGTCCAACGTGGTTGACGGAAATTTTGAGATGGGCCGCGTTTTAGTTACCGCAGAAATTGGTGACGAGAGACCCTAGTGGCGCAGCGAATTAACCAGCCAGTTATTTGGTCCCCGGCGTTTTCTTCTTGGGAGTCCTGGAACGGCAACCTTATTTTATTTTACGGTGAGGAGCCCATACCGTACTCGGATGACTGGCGAATGGTGGCAAAAAATGTGGTGGAGTTACCCACGTTTTCATCCTACGCCCCGCCCAACCCAGACGCGTTTGTTACCTGGCAGGACTGGGCGGATGCCTTCACAATTGCTGTAAATGGGCCAACAAGTTAGGGCGCCAAAGGCGCTTTTTTTGTATTAATAGATATAGAACAATTACCCAAAAAGGATTCAACATGCACGGACAACAGACCCTTAAACACCTAAACGAAAAAGCCGTGGCAGACGCAATTATAGCCACCCGTAAGAAAATGGATGAGGCCGCGCTTGACCCGGCATTGGTTCAGGCAATGGAGGAGCACCTCGCACAAAAGGCCCTTAAAAAAGCCATTACGCAGTAATTAACGGGCATGAACGAGGACATCTCCCGGGTCCGGGCTGAGCTCAAGGCAGGTAACGAACCGGGTGTTGGCCACCCGTCTAAGGACCCGTCTGGCAGGATGTCAACTCAAAATATTGTA